CAAAGTTATATTTTGAAATTGACTTTAAATTAAAAGAAGATAATCTAACAGTTTTTGTAGAAGATGGTGTTCTCTATATCATAGCAGAGAAACCAGTCAGCGATGACTTTGAAGTGGAGATTGGAAAGTAATCAATGGGGGATTTAATTTCCCCCTTTAAATTATTAATCTTATGAAATGTGCAAATTGTAATTGTTCTGTATTCGATAAACCTTTTATGAGAATAAATCCAAAGGGAGAAAAAGGAATTTTTTGGTGTGAAGATTGTGTTAAAAGGAATGAACCAGAACTATATAATAATGAAATAGAAGATGGTGGAGATCTTCTAAAGACATTAAAAGATATCTGTTATGATACAAGAATATAGAACAACTAGCCATAAAATAAAAGGTAAATTATGTCACTTTGGTAAAGAAGAATTTACAAGACATAATCTTACTAATTATTATTGGAAGAAAATAGAGGATATTAATATAGAAGAGTTAAAAGATAAGATCGTTTCTATATTAAAGCGAGAAAGATTTGTATTCTTTCCTGAGATAGAGTATAAATATATAACTCATTTTGGAAATTTAACAGATTTTGCAGTTAATTTTAAATATATTGAATGATAACTGAACAACAAATATTAGATTTAGGATTTGTAAAACAATCTTATTCTACAGATACAGAAGGAGTATATGAATATCAAATTCCTAGAACTGATATTTGTAATAATCCTTATTTCTATACATCTCATATATATAGAATATTTTGGGATTATGATACTGATTTTATTATTAGAGGGTCTTATGAAAGACCTAATAAAGAAGGAGTAAAAACTAGAATGACTAAGACTATAAGTAAAACATTTACAGATATTAGCCAATTAGAAGAGAATTTAGAAGTAATTATTAAGAGTGATATGAATAGATTTACTTCTACAATGAGAAAATATTAATAACAAAGAGGATGGTGAAAATCTTTAAAAGAGTAGCCAAAATATAAATAAATAAATATATTATGTTTGCACTTAGAATTATTGAAGAAACTAGGGATGATATTAATTCTCCTTTTCAACAAGTTATTACAAATTATGCGTTAGGAACTGCTTATTCTATATTAAAGAAGGGTATTACTAATGAATTTAATGAGGAAATGAAAAAAAGATTTCCTAAAACTGATATCAAAGAAATAAAAGGATTAGTTTGTGCAGAAAATTATTTTTTTATTGAAGAGGACTCTGAAAATAAAATATTCTCCTATTTTATTATGACAGATTCAGGTAAAACTTTTGAAAGGTTATAATTATTAATAGGTCTCATCACTATTAATAGTATTAATAGTCTAACATTCCTATATCTGTAAGACCTAGGATTTAGTGGAATGTTTAATTGGGTTGGTATGCAAATGGCTGAAGCGAGCAGACTGTAAATCTGTAACATAAGAAACACTGGGAGTTCAAATCTCTCCTAACCCACATTATACTTGGTAAAGCCTCTTATAAAAATAACGTAACCAAGTTAAAGATATAAGATCAAAGTACACGATATCGAAGATGTCTAATACTAAGTAATTAGTACGAAAGATTGCAAACGTAGGTGCACACAGTTAGAGTTCTGGGGATATTATAAAAACTCAATGGAGGGTAGGTAAATATTGGTTTGTTACGGCAACCTGCTAAGTTGTTCTGTGTAAAAGCAGTTAGAGTTCAATTCTCTAGTCCTCCGCTAATTAAATACTAATTATGAATATATATTTATGTCTTATTATTTTATGTATGTTATTCTTAGCAGTAGTAGTAATTATTATAATTGGTAGAACTAATAAAATTTTACTAAATAAACTACAACTAAGTGAGGATAAATATATCAAATTACTTTCTCAGAAGAAATCATCTGAGGTAAGACTCGGACAAATCTCTGAAAATTTAGCCCCATTTTTAAAGGATTTTAAGTATGATCCTAAAGAAGCACATTTTATTGGAATGCCTATAGATTATATTATATTTAAAGAAGATGAAGTAGTATTTTTAGAAGTTAAATCTGGGCAATCTAGACTAAGTAGTAAACAATCTAATATAAAAAGATTAATACAAGAAGGTAAAGTGGGTTGGGATGAAATGAGAATTAACTAAAATATAATAGATGCAGTTGTTTGAATATAATGCAGAAACAGGACTTCCTCAATTTGATCCAATAATATTTGAGTTGAAGCCCTTTAAAGTTTTAGTAGATAGAGACAAATCTAAAAATAAGGAAGTTGCTAAAGCAGAATTAGCTTTTGTATGGTTATGGTGTGATTATAAATCAGATTTCTCTTCTATAATAGAAGAAGATGTAAAATTAAAAGAGATATTAAATATTGTATCATTACCTGATAAATGGAAATTAGATAATAAAGTTAAAGAGTCTATAAGTTTTTATAAAGAACTAGTTAAAACAGTTAGTACAGTACTTTTAGAAAAAACTAAAAAAGTAGTTACCAAATTATCTGACTTTTTAGAAGATATAGATTTTACAAAAACTGATGATAATGGTAGATTAGTTTTTGATATGAAAAAAGTAGTGGATACTACAACACAAATACCAAAACTTCTTGCTACTTTAAAAGAAATTGAATTAAGAGTTATGGAGGAACAGTCTAATTTAGAAAAACAAATTAGAGGTAATAAAGAGTTAGCTGTTTGGGAGGATGGTATAGACGATGTATAATGAATTTCAGACACCTTTAGATGAAATTGAACCTTTACTACCAAAAGAAGCTTTTAACAAGGTAAAAGAGGCTATATTTGATTATAAATATATACAAAACTTTATAAGTCCAGATAGAAAAAGAATTAAAGATTGTGATAAAAATGAAGATGGTACTGTAATAGTAGATTTATCAAATCTTCATATATTAGAAGATATGGATTATTTTCGTAAACCTGCAATAAAATTTCAAAAGGATGGTAGGTATACTGATGCTATTAAGAGTACACATAAAAAATCTGCTTGGGCTTTATTTTGGAGAGATGAAGCTATTAAATGTTTAACAAGAGTTATTAATCCTAATACTGGAGAATGGATTTCTGGAGATTATTATTTTTATTTAAATTATAGTCCTATTATGAAGATTGTTAAAGACTCTACCGGAGAAGTAAAAGAAAGAGTCTTTGACTTTCCAGATGTATATGATGGTGATTATTTATATTATCATTACTTATATCAAGCAAGACATTATAAAGATACTTTTTTCCAAGGATTACATGGGGCTGTAATTAAAGCTAGACGTAGGGGATATTCCTATAAAGGTGGTTCTATGTTGGCTAAAAGATTTGTTCTTGGAGAATCAATTTCTTCTCAAGAAAAAATAAGATGTTTAGCCTTAGCTTGGGAAAAAGAATACCTAGTAAAAGATGGAATTATAAATAAATTTGTTGATATTATTACACATTGTTCTGATTTTACAGGATGGAGTAAGTCCATTATAAAAGCCACTTGGAATACAATGGAGTGGAGATCTGGATATGTTACTAAAGATGGTTTTGAGAGAGGTAGAAAGAATGAAGTAACAGGTATTTCTATGAAGGATAATAGCGGTAAAGCTAGGGGAAAAGGTTGTAACTTAATTTTATATGAAGAGTTTGGTAAGTTTCCAAACTTTCTTAGTGCTTGGAATACTAATAGACCTTCTACTGAAATTGGGCCTGTAGCATATGGAATACAAATATGCTATGGTACTGGTGGTGAGGCAGATAGCAACTTTTCAGGAGCAGAAGAAATGATATATCATCCTGATGGATATAGAGTATATGGCATACCAAATATATATGATAAAGGTACAATCGGTAATACTAACTGTATTTTCTTTTCCCCAGAGGTTTTTAATATGGAGGGATATTATGATCATAATGGAAACTCTGATGTTATAGGTGCATTATCTCATATAATGTATGATAGATGGAAAGTTAAGTACAATTCTTCAGATCCTAATTCTTTAACAAGTCATATAGCTGAACATGCTATTTCTATTGCAGAAGCTATAATGATGAAGGAAGGTACATTATTTCCAGTAGCAGATATTAAAGAGCATCTAGATTCTATTAAAGCACAGGGAGTACAATTTTTCAAGTCACATTATGTGGGAGATTTAATTGCCAATTCTCAAGGGGAAATAAAATGGTCTCCTGCAACATCAGATAGAATGCCTCTTAGAACATATAGACTTAAAAGTGCAGATTTAAAAGAAGGTGCTATTGAAATATTTGAAATGCCTAAAAAGGATTCTGTGGGTATAATGGATAGAAGATATATCGCGGGAATAGATCCAATAGATTCTGATTCAGGTACTTCTCTCGGAAATATATGGATATTTGACACATTTCAACAGTATTTTGTAGCAGAGTATACAGGTAGACCAAAGTTTGCAGATGATTTTTATGAGATATGTAGGAGACTTTTAGTATTTTATAATGCTAAAGCAAATTATGAGAACAACTTAAAAGGTTTATATGTATATTTTACCCAAAAGAACTGTACTCATCTTTTATGTGATAATCCTAGTTTTTTAGTAGATAAAGAAATGATGAAACATGGTTATGGTAATACAATTAAAGGTACAAGAGCCACCCCAGATATTAACTCCTATGCTAGAAGGTTAATAAGGGATTATCTAATTAAAGAAGCTGCTGGAATATTTCAAGAATTTGACAGTGAAGGTAATCAGATTACCAATAGATTAAATCTACATACAATAAGATCTATTCCATATTTAGAAGAGTTAATTGATTGGAATATAAATGGTAACTATGATAGAGTTTCGGGGGCTGGAATGTGTTTAATTTTAAATGAAGAATATAAAAAATTTAATCAAATATACACTTCTAAGGAAGAAGAATCTAACTTTGCAGAAGATGATTATTTTAATCAATATATGACAGGTTCTTTTAGTTATGGTCAAGGCAAACAGAGTGAATGGTTAAATTTTAATATTAAAAATTAATTCTTATTTTTGTACTATATGGATGAAGCTACATCAATACCAATTGGAATAAAATGGCCTTCACAAAAGAAAAGTCTTAAAGCTAAAGATAAAGCGTGGAGGAAACAACATTTAGATTTTGCAGATAGAAATACAAAGTTGTATAATAGATCTGTTAGGAAGAGTTATCTCCAAAAGAAAATAAATATAGATTTATATGGAGGAAGAGTATATCTTTCAGAAATTAAGAGATTCTTAAATCCTTATGAAAAACAAAATGTATATCTTCCTAATCAAATACCACACTTTCCATTAGTTAATAATGTTATAGATGTACTTGTAGGAGAGGAGGCTAATAGAAAATATGAATTAAGTGTTAGAGCTATTAATCAGGAAGCTATATCTTCTATAGAAGAAGAAAAGACTGAAGCTGCTAAACAAATGTTATTAGAATATATTCAGAAGGAATTTCCAGATCCACAATCTGAACAACAAGAAGTTCAGAGAATGCAATCTTATCTCAATTATAATATATCCGATTTACAAGAACTACAAGATAACTGGATTCTACAGCACTATATGAGAGAAGTAGAATTTAAGTCTAAGTTATTAAGAGGATTTAAAGATAAGTTACTTGTAGGAGAAAGTATATACTACTTTGATGTATATAATAATGAACCTTCTATGGAGATTCTTAGACCTGAAATGGTTACTACTTATAGAACTTCTGGTTCATATAAAATAGAAGATTCTGATATTATTATTATAGATGATTACTGGAGTCCCGGTAGAATACAAGATACTTTCTATGAAGATTTATCTACTAAAGATTTAGAATATCTAGAGAATTTATCTCTTACTTTTGAAGGAGGGGCCACAGGCCAATGGAGTGATGCTACTCAGAATGATCAATATATTAGTATAGAAGATATTAATCAAGGAGGAATGATTATTCCACAGGAGACTATGGAAGGATATCTAGCCTTTGCTTATAATGAGGGACTATCTCAAGGCAATTATGTAGATGCTGATGGTAATATAAGAGTACTTCGTGTTAATTGGAGAAGTAAAAGAAAAGTATTAAAAGTTAAGTCTTATGATCCTGAAACTGGTGAAGAAAGATTTGATTATAGATCAGAGAATTATGTTATCAGAAAAGAATTAGGAGAAGAAGTTACAGAATTATGGCCTTGTGAATGGTGGGAAGGTACTAAGATAGGACAGAAAGTTTATGTTAGAATGAGACCTAAACCTACACAAGGTAGATTAAATAATATATCAAAAGGTTTTAGTGGATTTGTAGGGACAATTATGACTTCTAATAGAAGGAAACCATACAGTTTACTTGACAAAATGAAACCCTATCAATATCTGTATGATGTTATTTCAGATAGAAATATGAAATTAATATCTAATAATATTGGGGAGGTTCTAAGAATAGATGTTGCTAAGATTCCTGCAAAGTGGAGTCCAGAACAATATCTTACTATTTTAAGAAATGAAAATATTTCCTTTGAGGATAGTTTTGCTGAGGGAAAGAAGGGTGCAGCAACTGGTAAATTAGCAGGTAATATGCAAAGTACTAGTTCTAGTATGAGTTTAGATTTAAGTGCCTCTATCAAATTATATATAGATCTCCTTCAATGGATAACAAATACAATGTCTACTATGGTAGGTATTTCCCCACAAAGATTAGGAGAGGTGTCTAATAGAGAGACTGTAGGAGGAGTTGAAAGGTCAGTAACTCAATCTAGCCATATTACAGCAGAATTATACGCATCTCAAGATGATGATAAAATTAGATGTGCAGAAGCTTTATTGGAATGTTGCAAAATAGCATTAAGAGGAAATAATAAGAAGATACAGTTTATTACTAATGATGGTATTCATAGAATACTTGATGTAGTAGGGGATGATTTCTATAATAAAGATCATAGTTTATTTATTGAAAGTGATTTAGATAGTGGGGGATTAAGACAAGAATTAAAACAAGTTGCTCAAGCTTGGTCACAGAATGAAACTGTACTTCCAGATACTATATTGAAAATTATGACAGATTCAAGTCTTACTGATATTCAACGTAAAATTGAAGGGGATATTCAGAGAAAACAACAACAAGTTCAGCAAGCACAACAACAACAAATACAATCTCAGGAAAAGATAGCTCAACAACAGGCTGAGATGCAAGAAAGGGCTGAGCAAATTAGACAACTTCAGGTAGAGTTTGATCAATATATCAGGAAATATGAAATAGATCAAAATAATGAAACTAAATTACAGATAGCTCTAATTGGAAAAGAGGGACAATATACTGAACAAGATGAAGCTGAATTTGAGAAGATAAAATTACAAAAACAGAAGTTAGATCAAGACTATGCTCTTAAAAGTAAGGATATTGGAGAAAAAATTAGACATAATATTGAAACTGAAAAGATACAAAGAAATAAACCAATAAGTAAAACAAAGTAATATGGATGGAAGATATTTAACAAATTCTATAAATAATTTAACCAAATCATCTTTTGGAGATGGTGGGCAAATTATAGTAACTGCTGGTAAAGATTCCCCAGTAGGATTAGAAATGACTTGGTGTTATGCTTTAACTGACATAACAGGATTTACAGCAGAAAGTTCTAAGTTAAGTCCTTTAGGAGGAGACTTTCCAACTGATTTATTAGCTGGTATGGAACTTCCTAGCGGTATATATAATATACATGTTACTTCTGGAAGTTTAATGTGTTTTTATAATTAATTCTATGAAGGGTTATAGATTTCCTAAAAGGGATATACTTAATGGTGGAGGGGATGGTAACAGAGTATTAGTCTGGATATTAACTCCAGATGGCACTACTACATCTAATAGTGTACATATCTGGATGGATGATAGAATATGGGAAGATACTTGGATTTGGACGGAGGAGACTGTTAGTATAGCATTTCCTTTAACTAGATACGGTATAACTGTTATTAATACAGACTATCAATGGGATGATTCTTCTATGTGGAAAGATAACTTAGTATGGACAGAAAATTAAAATATAAAAGATAATGAGTAGAGCAAATTTGGATAATTTAGATACTGGTCTGGAATTTAGGACTAAACTAAATGATAATTTTATAGAACTATACAATACTGCCTATAAAACTGTTAGTTTTACGATAGGTGGGGTAGGTGTTGCAAGTTGTGACTTTAACTTTGTAACTGCCGCTGATATGGTAGAACAAGTTGTGGATTTAGGAGTTGTTATTCCAGCATTAGCCAGAATAGTAGATATCTTTGTTGTAACTAATAATACCTTTACTGGAGCAGTATCTTTGGGTATAGAAGTTGGAACTACTGCTGGAGATGATGATTTACTAGCAACAACAGATTTAGTAACAGCAAATGCTATAAACCAAACTCCTACATACCCAATGGACTTTGATATATTAACAACAGCACAACATGTATTTGTTAGTGGAACTCCGGGGGCAAATTGGAGTTTAAATTCAGCAGGTAAATTAACAATTTATATATCATATTTAGATATTACAAATTCTTAAATGAGTAGACAAGAAATATTAGCAGGTGAAACTGGTTTAGTTGTAAGGACTAAACTAAATGAAAACTTTGAAGAATTATATGATTTTACTGAAACAACTAAAAGAGGTTGGGGTTATCAAGATTTTGATGCAGGAGTTATTAATAGTACTTCTGTAACTCTAACAGCTAATGAAA